AACTTCCAGAATCAACCAAGAGGTAAAACATTTCCTATAAGAAGGGTTGTAACATCTAGATGGGAAGGTGGTAAAATATTAGAGATGGACTTTGCACAGTTAGAATTTAGAACTGCTGTGTTCTTATCTCAAGATAGACAGGGTATGGCTGACATACAAAATAAAGTGGACATACATCAATTCACAGCAGATGTGATAGGTGTATCTAGGCAAGAAGCTAAAGGCCACACATTCAAGCCTTTGTATGGAGGTATGTCTGGTACTGAATCTGAAAAGAAATACTACAAAGAATTTTTAGTTAAGTACAAAGACATAGCAAAATGGCACGACCAATTAGAAAGTGATGCTATAAACTATAAGGTGGTGTCGCTACCAAGTGGTCGGGAGTATGCATTTCCATTTGCTCGCAGGATGCCCTGGGGTTCATCTTCAAACTCTACGCAGGTAAAAAATTATCCTGTACAGGGATTTGCTACTGCAGATATTGTACCATTGACTTGCATAGCTGTAGATAATCTAATGGTACAAAATAAAGTGAAGAGTCTATTGATTAATACTATTCATGATTCTGTGTTGATAGATGTCCACCCAGATGAAGAGGACATGATTATTGACATAGTTAAGAAAGGTGCTAGAAATGTAGTGCCAATGATGAAAGAACATTATGATATAGACTTCAATGTTCCCCTTGACACAGATGTTAAGGTAGGATATAATTGGCTAGAAATGAGGGAAGTATGATAACAAATATTTTACTTGGATTAATTTTAATTGTAACTTGTTCTATTGCATTTATGGTATTTGCAATAGGCAAGATAATAGATGAAAGGATGAAGTAATATGGGTGCAATGAAAATATTTATGATGGGAGTTGAAGAACTTATTGACCCAGATTTAACTTTAGAAGAAAATATCAAAGCGAACATTGACAGTAAGGTTATTGTTCGTGGCGAGAAGTTTAGTATCAATATGGATGATATTAAATTTGCATATCATTCCATAAAGGGAGAGGAACATAAAAATGCACTCTGACGTACTGACGATAGGAGATTTATTTGAAGAAGATAATTTCTCTTGGGTAAATGATGAAGAAGCTATGGCTTTTTCTAAGATAGAAGAATTAATCTATCAGTTTAAGATAGATTATGGTAAGAGACCTACAACTATTTATGTTAGTGATTCTGAAGAATTACAAAGCTATTTGTTGTGGTTTGCTAAATCTTATGGCTTGGTTGCTGTAAGAACAAAAAAAATAACTTATGTACAATAATTTTCTTGACAAAGGAGTAAATTTATGCTAGAAGCAGTTTTAAAAAAGGAGGTATCTATGAGTGAAGATACACAATTACAAAACTTTGAAAAATTAAGTACAAGTCAAATCATGGAAATGATTGGACAGGAGGAGGGTCAAACCTCCCCCAACACATTGCCTAGGCTAACTATAAATAGACAGCCAGAGGATGATGATGGTAATCAAATACCTGTAGGAACTTATGCAGTATATGACTCTGGTGTAGAGTCTATGGTGTATGGTAAACCTGCAATATTTAGACCATTCTTAAATTCATTTCAGTTTATGGAATATGATGCAGAGCAGAATAAATTTTCTACTCGTTCTGTTATATTTAAAAATTGGAAGGACGAACCTATTGATACTAGTGGTGGAACTAGATGTGGTAAAGTTCCTTTTAAAGAAAGGGATAAGTTATCAAAGTCTGAGTTAGAACATCAAAAGAATATTAAATGTTATCGTTTAGTATATGGTACAGTTAGTATTGATGGTGTTACAGGTGCAGGAGATAAGGTAAAGATAGACCATAAACCTGTGCTATGGAGAGTTACAGGTAGTAACTTTACACCTGTAGGCGAGGCTATGCAAAGTCTTAAGAATAGAAAGAAGTTAATGTTTAATCACACATTGTCTTTAGATACTACTAAAAGAAAAGCAGGTAGTAACATATTCTATGTATCTCAAATCAAAGTAAATGAAGACGAAGTTAAGTTTTCAAAAGAAGATATGGAGCTAATGCAAAAGTTCCAAGACATCATTACTGCTGAGAATGAGGATGTTTTAGAATTGTGGAAACAATCTAATAAGGCTAAAAACAATACTTCTGATGCTACCGATGCAAAGTTGGTATCTGATATGGAAGGCAATCCTTTCGAAGAAAGTGCATAATCAAATATTAGAAAAGGTTCAGTCCTTTCTTAAAACAGCTACAGAGAAATCTGTGGCTGTTGATGACGTTTTAATAGAAGAGTTTGGAGAGATGTGCAAAGACGCTTTTAGAAAACAGTTTACTGATAAAAGAGAAACTGAATTTAGAGCAAGAATGTCAAACATAGGAAAGCCTTTGTGCCAACTTCAAATGGAGAAACAGGGTGTTGAGCAAGAGAGCCAACCGTACAATAACAAAATGAGAAATACATTTGGAGATTTAATAGAAGCTTTAGCTGTTACTCTATTAAAAGCATCTGATGTAAATGTTACAAGTACGCAGAAACCTGTATCTTATAATCTAGGTAACAGCAAGATATTGGGGTCTTATGACATAGATATTGATGATACGATTTATGATATTAAAAGTGCTTCCCCCTGGGCCTTCGAACATAAGTTTGGAGACGAGGGTGGATTTAAATCTATAGTAGATGATGATACCTTTGGATATTTATCGCAAGGTTATTTATATTCTGAATCTGAAAACAAGAGATTTGGTGGGTGGATTGTTATCAATAAGAGTACGGGTGAGTGGTTGGTAACTGATACTCCTGCAGAGGATGAGGAATATAAGAACATAGCTATAAATAAAGCAAAGGATAATATCTCTGCTTTAGACGAGGACAAACCCTTTAGACGTTGCTTCAGCGACATCGAAGAAACTTTTCGTAAAGTTCCCACAGGTAACAGAGTGCTAGGGATAGTTTGCAGTTTCTGTCCTTATAAATTTACTTGTTGGGGTAAAGACAAGTTGCAATATCTCCCTCAACAACAGTCTAAAGGGAAGAGTCCTAAATGGGTATACTATACCGAACTTAATAATCCTAGGGAGATAAGTGAAGATACGCAGTAGAAAAGCCAAAGGCAGACGACTGCAGAACTGGGTTCGTGATGAACTTCTTTCTTTATTTAATAATTTATCTCAAGACGATATAAGTTGTGCTATAATGGGAGAGAGTGGCGTTGATATAAAGCTCTCTCCTAAAGCTAGGAAACTTATACCATATTCCATAGAGTGTAAAAACAAAGAAACATTCAAAGGTATATATGATATAATGGAACAATCTAAACACAATTCTAAATCAAATTTAGAACCAATAGCTGTAATTAAAATGAATAAAGTAGAGCCTTTAGTCATAGTTGACGCAAAGGTATTTTTTAAATTAGTGAGGGAAAATGGTTAATTTTACTAAAGGAATAAAATTATTTGTATCTCCTACAGAAGAAGGCTTTGCCTGTGGGGTTATAAAAGAAGATTGGATGTATACAGAAGAAGGGTATATATGTTCTGTAATAGCAAGAGGAATGATGAAACTTGCTTGTGATAGTCCTCAAGATGTTTTTGATAAAGGCCTTGAAGGGTTTGAAGATGATTTAAGATATAAAAAAGAAAGAGAACGCAATGGTCATGACAACGAAGGTGCAGAGATAATTGACCTTGTTCCGTTCTTAAATAAAAATGTACATTGATGGAAGAGTTCTGGAGATGGTGGATTTTAAGTATGGTAACTATAAACACTTTCATAAATACTATAGTATTTTTTGTAGGTAGAAAATTTAAGAAGAATAAAAAATGAGTACAACAAAAGAATTTTTAACAGAAGCTGTCAAATTAGTTGGTGGCGATAGACAAAGAGATTATGGTGACAAAGTTGTAAACCATAATAACATAGCTAGGTTATGGTCAGCTTACCTAGATATGCCTATACGGGCACATGATGTAGCAATACTTATGGCATTACTAAAAATTGCAAGAACTAAACTTGGTGCAGTTAGTAAAGATACATATACAGATATGTCTGCATATAGTGCCATAGCAGGTGAAATTAAATTTAAATACAAGGAGAAATAATGGAAAATTATATAATGTCTGATGAGACTAGGTCTGCATTACTAAAGTATTTGTATACAAGGCCTTATCAAGAAGTGGCACAAGCAATAGCTGTGCTAATGAAATTACCTAAACTAGACCCAAAAATAAATCCTAATTTTGTAAAAGATGAAGGAAATAAATCCAAAACCAAATAAAAAAAGAGAGCACGAGGCTCTCTTGTTTAAATTAGAAGTAGGTTTAAATACTGATGGTAATATTTTGTTTAATTATGATTGGGTTAAGCCAGAAAAAGTTATTGAGGCCATGGAAGACCATGAATATAGACACACTGTTTCTGCTGTTATTAGGCATTGTTTATCTAACAGTCATAAGTTAGACCACGACATAAAAAATTTATTGAGGAATATATGAAAAATTTAAAAGAAAGAATTAAACTACATGAAGGTTATCGCAATACTGTATACAAAGATACCCTTGGATTTCGCACCATAGGGTATGGCCATAAGGTTACACATACAGATGATTTTGTAGAAGGTAAAGAATATCCTAAAGAACAACTTGATGAAATCTTTGATAAAGATTTTGAACAAGCCTGGAATAGTATGAATAACTTTTGTAGTAATAATAATATAAATGATATATCAATCACAGCCAAGGAAGTCTTGTGTGAAATGATTTTTCAAATGGGATTTGCGGGTGTAGGAAAATTTCGTAATATGATAAAGGCTTTACAGAGTAAGGACTACTCGACTGCCTCAAAGGAGATGCTTGACTCGGCTTGGAATCGTCAGACCCCAAACCGTGCCAAAGAACTTAGTGATATTATGATGTCAATTAGCTAAAGGATTATTAGATTTTACTTTTAATTCTTCTAGCTCTAAATCTTGTACTTCGTTTTCTTTAGAAATAATTGCTATGTTCTTTTCTATATCTAAAAGATTATTTGTTATTTCTTTGATGTCTTTTTTTAATCCATCTATATTTGGAATTTGAATCATAGCAATTTTTTCTCTAACGTCAGCGATGTCAGCAAATACACTTGTTAAATCTACAGGTTGTATTTGTTCTTCTACTTCATCTATTCTATCAATTAGTTCTACTTTTAATTGTGCTACTTCATCTTTTATAGGTGCTAAATCTACAGTCTCATTAACTACAAACTCTTTGTTTTCTATCTGGTCTAGTCTTAAATTGAACTGACCCCATGTATAAAACCCACCACCTATAGCTCCTATAACACCTATTAGTGCCGCATATGTGCTTAGTTTTTCTATTATTTTCATTGTTTTAATGCCTCCAATTCAATTAATAATTTTCTTTTCTTATCAGCTATGTCGTTTAATTTTTTTGTGTGTACCTCTACAGGGTCGTTCTGTACATAACTAGATAGACTTACAGTTGTATATATCTCTTGACTGTAACTTGCTAAATCTATTTGATTAAATAAATTTAAATTTTGGTCTACATACACATCTTTCGATTTGTAAAATTCTGTTTTATTATACGCATCTAACGTATTATTCTTAAAAAATAAATCTTCTTTTGTTAAGTTTTGAGTTGTTTCTTTTGTTACTTTTGCTATTTGTTTTGCTATAGTTTTTAAATTTTTCTTTAACTTATTCTCGGTATCTCTAACATTCGCAACAATCCCGTCTTTGGTGTCCACCTTTTCCGACTGTATATCTTCTTGTTCTCCACTCTCTTCTGTTGATACCTCGGACTCCTCAGATTCTGTGCTATTGGGTTTCTCTTCTTCTGTTGCTTCATCTTGTACTACTTCCTTTTCTTCCATTGTTTCGTTCTCATCTTCAACAGCCTCTTGAACGCTTTCTTCCTCTGTTGAGACTTCTTCCAATGGCTCCTCAAACTCTTCAAAAGATTCCTCAGTAAGTTCATCATTGAACTCCTCCTCAGTTATCTCTTCAAAAAATTCTTCTGCAGTTATACCTTCTTCTTCAAGAAACTCCATGAACTCTTCTTCCATGCCAGTCTCTTCTAGAAATTCAGTAAAGTCCTCCTCAAATTCTTCTGTAAATATTTCTTCTGTTACCATCATGGGTTCAGAAAATTCTTCTTCAAAAAATACCATTTCTATTTCTGGCATTTCTTCAAAAACCTCCATATCA